TGCTACCTCACGGTTGATAGTTTCTGCATCCATCATTTGGTAGTTAGGATGATTGACTTTCGCTTTAGCATCATCTCTGTCCATGCCATGGCATTTTATCCAGTAGTTGATGTTATTCTTAACAGTGGCCAAATCGCGATGAGCTTGAGTGCCTTCAGTTGCTTTAGTTCTTTGTGTCATGGTGTAACTCCTAATTGATTAGATTGATTGGTTGGCTTCCTAAGAAACCAAGGCTATCTTATCATACCCAACGAACATGTACACCTTTATTTATAGATATGTGTAAATAAATCAGTCAATCATTTGGTATCGACTCGACATCATTGCAGTTAGTATCGACTCGACATCACTTCGTATCGACTCGACATCGTGCAGTCAAGTTGACACGTAGTTGACCGGGGGGGATTCAGGCATCAAAGTTTTCAGACACTCCACCTCTGATATAAAATGCAATTTCAAAAAAAAATTTTACAAACCTAGGATTTAGTAAATGTCTGTTCTGCAACAAGTTGCGCAAACCTAGGATTTAACAATTGTATATTTAAGTAAATAAGTAAAATAGTTCTTGACTTTAGCTTATATATATGATATAATCAATTCACAGTAAGTGAGGTTTACATGCCAGAAATGAGGTACGCTCCATCGACAACAGGTAGAAAGTTCCACGAAGCTAGAGATGTAGACACTGGATTCGTAAGAGCACTACTTGGTCCGATTGGTAGTGGTAAGTCAGTTACATGTGTTCTAGAGTTATTGATGATAGCTATGGAACAAGAACCTGACAAGGAAGGAATAAGACGTACAAAGTTTGCTGTTATACGTAATACGTATCGTGAGTTATTAGATACAACAATAGCAACCTTTTTTACATGGATACAAGAAGACTCTGGTCACTTCTCAAGTCTAAACATGGTATTTACGATGGAACAACCATTGGCTGATGGTACTATGGTACATTCAGAGTTCTTGTTTAGAGCATTAGACAAACCAGATGACATTAAGAAGCTTTTATCACTTGAGATAACTGCAGCTTGGATAAATGAGGCTCGTGAGATTTCTAAGAGCGTTATGGACATGGTACAAGGTCGGGTTGGTCGATACCCTCCACCAGTACTTGGTGTACAACCTACGTTCTTTGGTGTGATACTAGATACTAACCCACCTGACTCAGATCATTGGTGGTACACTCTCTTCGAAGAGATACAACCAGACAACCATAAATTATTTACACAACCTTCAGGTATATCTGAAGCAGCTGAGAACATAAAGAACCTACCTCGTAACTATTACAAGAACATGATGGCAGGTAAAACACAAGAATGGATCAATGTATATGTTAAAGGTATGTACGGTTTTATAACAGATGGTAAACCAGTATGGACAGAGTATAATGACCAGATACATTCATGTACTGAGACGTTTACTCCTGACTCTACTCGTACACTGTATATTGGTATAGACTTTGGTCTAACACCGGCTGCAGTTATTGGTCAGACAACGGCATCTGGTAGGATGGTGGTCTTTGATGAGTTATGTACATTCGACATGGGTGCTATGTCTTTTGGTAGACTGCTTCATGAGAGACTAACTACAGTATATCGTGACTTCAAGGCTATAGAGGTGTACGCTGACCCTGCTGGTGTACAAAGAGCTCAGACAGACGAGATGACACCGTTCATGATTCTTGCCAATCAAGGTGTTAATGCATGGCCGACATATACCAACGACTTTACTATACGTAGAGAGGCAGTTGCAGACTACATGATGCGATTAGACTTCAATGGTAAGCCAGCTTTCTGTGTATATTCATCCGCACCCACAGTTCGTAAGGCGTGTGCTGGTGGTTATAAGTATAAACGTATGCAGGTATCAGGGCAAGAACGATACCAAGACGTACCAGACAAGGGTAAGTACTCTCATGCTGGTGACGCTATGCAATATCTGTTTCTAGGTGCAGTAGGCGGAGACAGAGTTGTTGGTGGGTATGGAGACAAAAAGATCGACTATTCGTATTCTAACTTAGGTATTATATAATGGCTAAAGCAAAAACACAACCAAAGAAACCTATGCCAATGCCTGGCAAGAAAAAAGGAGCATGCTAATGGCTGGTAAAATATACAAAAACTCTTTTAAATTAAATGAAGCATGGGGTGATGGTCGTAGAGCTGCTCAGACTGGGGCACTAATTGGCACTAACCCATTTGGTGCAAGTGTTCCAGCTTACCAAGCTTGGATAGATGGCTTCAATAACACTTTCGCATAGTTATGGCAAAACTATCTGAGAGTGATATTCTTGCTATTATAGCAAATGAACTTAGTAATGCTAATATTACTACTTCAAGTCCAGCAATGCTGCAAGACCCACTTCTGTACTATCTTGGTCTACCAAATGGTACAGAACAAGAAGGTCGTTCATCAATAGTATCTACAGATATTGCAGATGCTATTGAATGGATAATGCCTCAAATAATGAAGTCATTCACTCAGAACAATGAAGTAGTAGTGTTTGACCCAATTAGCGAAGCAGACGAACTGCAAGCTAGTATAGAATCTGAGTATGTATATGATGTTCTAATGAAGCAGAATGATGGGTTTGTATTAATCCATCAATTTGTAAAAGATGCACTTATGCAGCGTAATGGTATGCTTAAAGTGTACTATGAAGAATCAGTAGAAACAAAAGTATATAACTATACTGGATTGACAGAAGATCAGTTACATATAATTGTAGCCGATAAAAATACAGAGATAAAACAGTTAACTCCTAATCAATATATTGATGAACAAGGACAACCACAAGTAATATATGATGCTAAGTTATCCGTTACTAATAGAGACGGTAGAGTAAAAATTGATGGTGTAGCACCTGAAGAATTTAGAGTTAATTCACAGCATAATTCTATTGACTTATCAAATGCTAGATTTACAGCTCAAATAGTTAACAAATCATTATCAGATTTGCGTGAAGAAGGATTTAAACAATCTGAAATTGAAGATATTGCATCATCTGACTTAATACGTTCATCATACCGTTTTAACTATCAAAACGAACCAACTCTTATACCATCAACACTTTCACAAGATGACGCTAATAAGTTAGTTGAAATTGGTGAGTGCTATATGAAACTTGACATGGATGGTTCAGGTATAGCAGAACTTATGAAAATAACTGTAGCAGGTGTAGAACCTCCTACAAAAATACTTAGTATTGAATCTATTGATAGCAGTCCTTGGATTGCCACAACTGCTATTTTAATGTCACACAAGTTTCAAGGGTTGTCAGTATATGATAGACTTAAACAGATTCAAGACAACAAGACAGCAATTATCCGAAACATTATGGATAATATGTACCTACAAAATAATCAACGAAACGTTATTCTTGAGGGTCAAGTTAATCTTGATGATCTTCTTGTCTCTCGTCCTGGCGGCCTCATTAGAGCTAAACGACTAGACGCAATACAACCGCTAGCTACACCACAAATTGGTGATGCAGCTTTTAGTATGATGCAATATCTCGATGAAGTTAAGGCAGGTCGCATAGGGGTATCTGCTGATGGTACTGCTTCGCCAGAGAATATAGGTGATAGAGTAGGCTCTCAGGGTGTTGAGAGAATGATGAATGCCAAAGAAGAATTAATTGGCTTAATCATTCGTGTTATATGTGAAACTGGTATTAAACCACTATGTAATAAGATTCGTGACATAGTAACACAACATGTTGATACAATACAAGACTTCCAGTATCGCGGTCAATGGGTTAAAGTAAATCCATCAGAATGGCCAAAACGTACTAAGAGTTCAGTACGTGTAGGAACAGGAACTGGTGACGTTACTGCTAAACTGGCTGCTATTCAACAGATACAAATGATTCAAGAAAAGATTATGTCAATGCCTGGCCAAGCATTAACAAATCCAGTTAAAATATATGCAACACTTGATGACTTCTGTAAGTTTTCAGGTCTTAATGGCGCCAATAAATATTTTATTGACCCTTCTTCACAAGAAGGTCAGCAAGCACAGCAACAAGCATCACAAGGTTCTCAGCAACAACAGCAACAGCAACAACAGTTAGAGATGGAGCAAATAAGGCAACAAGCCGAGATTGCAAAGTCTGCTACTACTACTGCAGAAGCTCAAATGGCTAATGTGCAACTAAAAGGGCAAATTGAACTTGGTAAACATCAACGTGAGATGGAAAAACAAACTTTTGTAAATGAAATTGAAAGATTGAAATCAGAACTTGCACAAGCTAAAATTATTGAAAGTGCTCAAAATTCATTGGCTGAGGTGCAGTTTAAGTATGACCAATTATCCATGCAAACAGCTATTAAGTTGACTGAAATTGAAGCAACTTCTAAAACAGATCAAGACCAAAATTTTATGTCTAATGAAGATATAATGGATGAGGATCAAAAAGAAAATGGCGAATAAAGATATAGACCATATATTGCACGAAGAAGTAAATATAGGCAATAGAGCACAGCAAGCTTATGACATATATCTAAAGGACTATTTTGATAACTTTCAAAGTAGTATTGCCAAACAATTATATGTAAATGATCTTGCTTGCGATGATATTTTAATTATAAAATATCAAATAACTGCAATAAAAGCTTTGGAAGAAATTATACTTAGGGATATAGAAACAGGACAACTTGCATTTAAACAACTTAGTGAAGAGTGAGATAAAATATGAATGATGACCAAAATACTACTTCAACGGCAGAACTATTAAGCGAAGCTGGAAGCGTAAATATGGTTGACCAAATTGCTAACCTGCTATCAGGTGAGCCAGAAAAGCCAGTTGCAACAAAAAAGAAACCTATTGAAGAATCTGAGGAGGCTGATACCCAACCAGACGATTCTACCCAAGAGGATGATGAACCAGAAGGTGAAGAAACAGACGAAACTGAAGATGATGACTCGGATGAATCTGATGAAGAAGTTACCTGGGCTAAAACACTAGGTATAGATGAAAAAAATGTAGTACTAGACGAAGATGGTAATCTATCAGGCATTAACGTAAAAGTTGATGGCAAAGTAGCAACTGTCGGGGTGAAAGATTTAATTGCAGGTTACCAGAGCAATAAAAGCAATACTAATAAGTCTAAACAACTCGCAGAACAGCGTAAGGAGTTTGACGACATAAAGGTTGCTGTAGCTACTGAGTATACCAAGAAAATTGAGTCTGTAAATAAACTAACACAGCATCTTAAAGATACCTTGCTAGGTAGTTATAAAGATGTTGACTGGAATAGACTAAGAGTAGAAAACCCTGGTGAATACGCTGCTGCTGTTCAAGACTTTAATTTTCGTAATTCAGAAATTGAACAAATTTCTAATGCGGTAAGTCAAGAAAGGAATGGCATTGACCAACAAATGACTGCAGAGCAACAAGCAATGCAGCAAGAGTATGTTAAAAGTCAAGCGGATAGAGTTTTAGAAAAAAATCCTTCATGGGCAAAACCTGAAGTATTTAGAAAGGCTCTATCAGAAATGACTGATTTTGCAGCTGATGCTTATGGGTTTACACAAGAAGAGTTTTCAAACATACAAGATGCTAGAGTACTTGAAGTAATGAAAGATGCTATGAAGTACAGGTCTAGTGTTAAGACTGCGAAAACAAAACTTGATGTGCAGGTTCCTAAGTATCAAAAAAGTACAGGTAAAACAACAAAGGCACTTACTAAACTTGATAAACTTACAAAGACTGCAAAGTCTTCACAAGGGTATCAAAAACGTAATGCTGAAACAGACGCTGTGGCAGAATTGCTAAGCGGTTTATATAATTAATTTAAGGGTATCAAAAAATGACTACAGCTAATTTAGACGCAGCAGCACTTAAGGGTGTTGTTCGTGGTGGTTTAATCCGTGAAGATGTGATGAACCAAATTTGGGATATTTCCAAAATCCCTTTACCATTTACTGATGCTATCGGTACTGAAACTTCAAAGAACCCATACAAAGAATGGACTACTGATGCTTTGGCAGTTCCTAACTTAACCAACGCGGTTATTGACGGTTCTGATGCTTCAGGTAACAATACTGTTCTTGGTTTGAGAGTAGGTAACCATCACCAAATCTCTACCAAAGTTGTTCGTACTTCTTTCAGAGCTGATGCTTCTGACGTTATTGGTCGTACAAAAGAATTGTCATATCAAATGATGCGTAGACAGCAAGAGCTAAGACGTGATGTTGAAGCGATTGTACTGACTAACCAAGCCTCATTTGCTGATACAGGCTCTGCGGCTGGTAAAGTGGGCGGTTTACCATCTTGGTTAACTACTAACTTCTCTGCTGGTGCATCTGGTGCAGTCGGTGGGTTCCAATCATCTGGTGTAACTGCATTGCGTACTTACGGTACTGCTCGCGCATTGACCGAAACATTAGTCCGTGACGCTGTTCAGTCTGTTTACACTCAAGGTGGTGACCCATCAATCATGATGTCAGTACCTGGCACCATTCGTAAGTTCAGTGAATATCTATTTACTTCATCTGCTCGTGTTGCTACATTGATGTCTGACCAAGGCAAGTCTGCTTCTGCAGCTACTGCAATGGGTTCTGTTAACGTATTTGTAACTGACTTTGGTACTTTGAAAATGGTTCCTAACCGTCTACAGATTCCTTATGTTGGAACTGCTGGTTCTACAACTGGTGTTTATAGCTCGGCTGGTACTTCTGCTGACGTATTCATTCTTGACCCTTCTTACTTAGCTATGACTTATTTGAAAGGTTATAGAACAGAAGAATTGGCTAAAACTGGTTTGGCTGAAAATCGTCAAATGTCAGTTGACTGGTCTTTGATTGTTAACACTGAAAAATCTCACGCAATTATTGGTGATATTATTATTGCATCTGCTGTAACTGCTTAATGAGTATGGCCACTGTAAAAGGTGGCCATCTTTTATTTTATAGGAGATATTAATATGGCTGAAAAAGATACAACTAGCAAAGAACCTAAACCTGTTAAAATAAAAAATATTTGGACAGATGTTATTAACTTTGAAAGTGGACCAATTGCTCCAGGTGAAACAGGGACTATTACTGCAGCTGAAGCAGAAGCACTTTTTGATTACGTGCAAAAGGTATAAAGATGGACAGCGTTATTAAAAGTGAAATGCACTATCAGGAACATACAAATACTATTACTCACAAAACTAGTCAACCTACTGAAAAGCTGATACTTGAACGTAACGCTGAACTTCGAAAGAACCCTGGTGCACTTCATGATTTAGGCGCACAGAGTGGAGAGTCTTTTGGAAGAATGGTAGCAACAATACCATTAATTATGTTTGAAAAAGCAATTAGAGATGGCTATGATTTGAATTGTCCAGATAGTCAAATTGCTGGACAAGAAATGCATAGATTCTTACAATCATCAGATGGTAAGATGTGTTTGATACAAGGCAAACACTAATGGCCAAATTCTTAGAGTTACCTAGCAGTGTATTTGTCGGTAAGAAAAATCCAGACGGTGGTCGGTTATCTTTGAAGACAGGAGCTAAACCATTAATAGTAACTCCATTACTAATAGGCATGACACTTACACAAGCAACTAATGCTTTACAGTCAGCTGGTTTAGTATTAGGCACAGTAACATTGACAACTGGCCCAGTGACAGTCCAAAGTGTAGCGGTTTATACAAAGGTTAATCGTGGCACTGTCATTAATATAACACTTACTACATAAATGGATACGTCTATGTCAGACCTTAACTGTAGAGTAGCAAAAGTAGAAGAAAGATTAGACGGATTGGTTAAAGATATACATTGTGATAGAGAAGATGCTCGAAGGCGCTCAGATAGAATATTTGCAGTCTTAGATGAATTACAAAAAAATGCACATTCAAATAAAGGATTTTTTGGGGGTGTAGTTTTTAGTGTTAGTGCTATATTTGCTTTTCTGGCCTATATTTTTACGAGTAAAACTTAATGACTACAATTGAAGTGCTTACTAGACTTATAAAAGAATTTGAAGGTTGTAAATTAGAAGCATATAAATGTCCTGCAGGTATATGGACAATAGGCTATGGCCAAACAAAAGGAATTAAACAAGGTATGAAATGGACTCAACAAGAAGCTGATGATAACTTATTAGAAACTTGTATAGGGGTTATAGATGAAACTATTAAAGCAAGTCCTATACTAATACTTGAAGATATTAATAAGCAGGCAGCTATTGCAGATTTTGTTTACAATCTAGGAATAACGAATTATAATAGATCGAAATTAAAATTAAGAATTAACCAGAAGAATTGGGTATCTGCTGTAACAGAAATTAAGAAGTGGAATAAAGCAGGCGGAGATGTATTAGCAGGACTAGTAAAAAGACGTCAGCGTGAAGCTGATTTGTTATTAATGCAAGGAATTTTATGAAGATATATTTACAAACACTGTTAAAAGAAGGTAGTACAATGCGAGGATTAATTTGGTGTCTTGGAGCATTTGGGATATACAATATATCACCTGAACAATCACAAGCTGTAACTTCTTTAGTAATGGCTTTAGCAGGCACACAAGGTATGTTTTTTACTGATAAAATAGGAAAATAATAATGACTACATCTGTTTACTCAAAATACACTGCTGGTGTTGAATCACTTTTAGAAAATGGCAATGCTGGAACTGATGTTTGGAAGGTTGCCCTTTCTAATACAATCAACTTAGCTAATACAACCTTTGTATCTGGAACAACTGATCTTGCAACTGCCGGAGGTTATACCGCTGGTGGTAATACTTGTACTACTACATCATCATCACAGACTGCTGGATTGTTTAAACTTGTTCTTGCCAGTCCAGCAACATGGACTTCAACAGGCGCAGGTTTTACTTATCGTTATGCCATTCTTTACAATTCAACTTTAAATATACCAATAGGCTCTTGGGATTACGGCTCAAGTCAAACTGCAACAGCTGGGGAAACAGTACAGATTGTACTAGATCCTACTAATGGCGTATTTCAAGTAACTTAAGGAAATTAAATGGCACTCGTACTTAATGATCGTGTTCGTGAAACAACATCAGTAGTTGGTACTGGTGCTGTAACTTTATTAGGCTATGTTACAAGTTATCAAGCATTTTCTGTAATTGGAGATGGTAATACTTGTTATTATACTATTTCAGATCAGATAGGAGCTAACTGGGAAGTTGGTATTGGAACTTATACATCTTCTGGCAATACACTGGCTAGAACTAAAGTTTTATCATCATCTAATGCCGATGCATTGGTTAGTTTTACTACTGGAACTAAAGATGTATTTATAACTTATCCTGCTGAAACCGCTGTATCTGGTGGCGGTGGAGGTACATACCCCACAACTCAACCCTCGCTAAACCTAGACTTTGCCAACACTAAACAACTAGACCCTCGCATCACGTTCGTGCGTAACAGCACAGCTGCTTATTATGACGGTCAAACGACTGCATTGGCTGAGCAGAATTTGTTGTTGCAGAGTCAAACATTTGCGACTACTTGGGTAACTTCAAATACAACTCTTGGCTCTTTAATAACTGCACCTGATGGAACTACTACAGCTTATCCACTAACAGCTTCTGCTATTAATGGGACTTTATTACAAACATTTACTGCTACAGCTAACGCATACACTTTTTCAATATACATTCAGCGAGTGACTGGGACGGGTAATATAGATATTACAGTTGATGGAACAACCTATGCTACTCAAACAACAACTGGCACATGGACAAGATTTAATATAACTACAACACCTTCTGCTGGCTCTAAAACAGCTGGTATTCGTCTAGCTGTTTCTGGTGATGTAGTTAACATCTGGGGCGCACAACTAGAACAACGCTCCTCAGTCACAGCCTACACACCCACAACCACCGCAGCAATAACTAACTACATTCCTCAGTTAATGACAGCTCCTGCTGGTGTTGCAAGGTTTGAGTGTGATCCGATAACTCGTAATTCATTGGGGTTGTGGATTGAGGAGAGTAGGGTTAATTTATTTACTTATAGTAGTGATTTTGTAAATGGGGGGTGGGCTCAAAGTTTAGTTACTATCTCAGCACCGACAATAATTGCTCCTGATGGTACATTAACAGGTGTTAAATTTATACCAACAGCAGTAAGTACAACTCACTATGCCTATAGAAATGTTCTTAGTGGTATTGCTAATAGCACAAAATATACAACTTCAATATATGTTAAAAAAGGTGAATATGATACTTTTACTATCAATTTAAATAATATTTATAATACATTTGTTGCATCAAATATAACTTTTAATTTGACAACAGGGGTCATTGATTTTGCATCTGGTTCAGTAACAGCCACTTATTCAATGACCCCTGCTGGTAATGGTTGGTATAGATGTTCAGTTACAGATACTACTACATCAGCAGTAACATCTGGTTCAATGAGAACTTATTTCTATGTAACAACTAATGCTACTTATACTGGCAATGGCTACTCAGGAATCTACATCTGGGGCGCACAGTTTGAAGCAGGAGCTTTTGCGACATCGTATATACCTACAGTTGCCTCAACCGTAACTCGTGCTGCTGACCAAGCGTCAATGACTGGGACTAACTTTAGTAGTTGGTATAATCAGGCTCAGGGGAGTTTCTTTGTTGCTTATAATGGCGGTAGAGATGCTCTCCAAGATGGTTATGGTAGGGTTTTATCGTCTGGTACTACTCCCGCTTCAAATAGTTTTATAAGTTCTAATGGCTCCACAAATAGTATAAGTTCTTACAATGGCTCAGTTTCTACAAGTCTTACAGTAGCAAATGCAGATTTTTGGGGTGTTGGTGGTAAAGCTGCAATGTCTTATAGCACAACATCTACTATTATATCTGGTAATGGATTTTCAAATACAAATAATACTTTGCCTACTTGGTCTACTAAAACTGTTATAACATTAGGTATAGGTGGCGCACAACAAATAAATGGGCATATATCTAAAATACTATACTACCCTGTGGCTCTTTCATCATCTAACCTCGTGGCTTTGACATCATGAAAAGACTAATACTTACAAGTCCAACAGGGCTAACATTTGACCAACTGACACCTGAACAACAAGCAGGTATAAGCTCGGTGTTTGCTCAGTATATTATGCCAATGCCGGGAACAATCAGCTACGGTACAGAAACTTATACAACCACCACGCCAGACCCTGAGTCAACTGAAGAAGCACCATTACCTGACATTATCGAAGTGTACACAGGCTTATCAATACTAGACGCAACTACAACCGATAACTTTACTGTTGAGTCTATTACAGCACTAGGCTTACCGTTTACTGTGATGGGCATGTGGCAATGGGAAGGTAATGCTGATTCACCATTAGTTGAGTTACAAGCATTAGATCCTAGCTTTATTAACTATTTACCTGATACGACAGATGAGGACGGTAATCCTGTACCTCCTGTTTTACATATACCTAACAACTGGGCTGGTTGGCCTGAGGTGATCTTATGAGTACATTAATAGGTACAGCACCTGACCAAGTGTCAGTCAATGGGATGTTGGGAAAAGCTGCTTTCTTAAATCAAGATGTGCCAGTATCAGGTGCATTGCAGACTATCCAAGCAGCTCCAACTATAGCCTCAGCAACTACCATTGCGCCTACTGCGCTTATTACGTTTATATCAGGTACTACAGCGGTTGTAAATATTACTGTGCCTCAAGCATTATTGGCTACAGGTGGACAAATTACATTGATACCAACGGGCATTTTTACAACCACAACCGCAGGAAATATAGCGTTGGCATCAACGGCTGTAGTCAGTAAAGCATTGGTCATGACGTATGATGCAACTACTACTAAGTGGTATCCGAGTTACTAAGGAGATAAAAGATGTTTGGATTTTCTTCATTTTCTGAAACAACATTTTGTAACTTCTCTCCAGTTAATATAAAGGGAATAAATTATTCTTTAACTGGTTTTTATAGTCTTACTGGTCAAAACATTGTTACTAATGTTTTAAATAGAATATTAGTCGCTGATAAAGGTCTTTATTCTTATGATGGAAATGCAGCAAATGTGCAACATAACACTGTTATTTATAGTAATTATGGCGAATATAGTTATTTAGGTATTGACGCATTAAACAACAAAAATAGTTTAATAAATGCAAGTAATGGAAGTTATAACTATTCAGGTATAAATTCAGACGCATTTTTACATAAGGTTATTCTTGCATCAAATGGCACATATACCTATACAGGGCAATCAGCAGATAAAACAGGTAGCACCATACTAACAACAAACTATGGAACTTATAGTTATGTTGGTGTTACTGCTTTAAATAACAAAAACAGTTTAATTGTTGCTAATAATGGCAGTTATACCTATACAGGACAATCAGCAGAAGCATTTTTACATAAAGTTATTCTTGCTGAAAATGGTGCGTATTCGTATGACGGGCAAACATCAATAATGCAACATAACACATTACTTTCATCTGACTGTGGAACTTACTCTGTAGCTGGTGTTAATGCAGATATTGGTTTGTATTTGGGTGACTGGCAGTTTGAATTTGTACCGCCTATTATTTGGGAAATAGAATGAACTATAGCGACATTATAAACTTAACGCTTGGCTACGCTGATCGGCAAGATTCAGAAGTAACTTCTCGTATGGATAATTTTTTGCGCGTTACAGAAGCAAGAATTAACCGCACATTAATGACGTTAGATATGTCTAGTCGAGCTAAAACAGCAATGAGTTCAACGCTTGAATATTATCCGTTACCGACTGACTATTCTGTTATGCGCTCTATCAAGGTAATTAACAATACTAACTCAACAAGTAGAGTGACATTGTTACAAGTAAACCCAGAACAAATGGCCAACCTTGTTAATAATGGTGAGACACAGTTTCCTTGTTATACCGTTATTTCAGGCAACATCCACGTCCAACCTTTTTATGACTCTGACCATTCATTAGAGATTGATTACTTTAGAACGTTGCCTCCACTGTCTACTGATTTAACGACTAACTGGCTATCAGACTCCAACCCAGATGCTTACGTCTTTGGGTTACTTGTTGAGATTAACAGCTTTGTTAAAGATGGTGAAGCCTCGCAGTTATGGGATGGACGATTTCAACAAGCGATGTCAGAGATTACTTTAAATGATGCCAAGTCTACTTGGTCTGGCACTTCACTCACCACTTTTGCAGGCTAAATTATGGGATTAGAAACAGGTTCAACCATATCAAGTTTTATTACGTCAAACCCAACAAGTTCCGATCCTATTAATCAAGGTGATAACCATATAAGATTAATAAAATCAGTTTTGCAGTCACAGTTCCCTGGTTCTGCTGGTAATGGGTTTAATACGGCAATTACGGCAACAGAGGCACAGATTAACTTTGTTACCGGTGCTACCAGCAATATACAGACACAGTTAAATAATGCTGCAACATTAACAGGCACTCAAACTTTAACTAATAAAACACTAATTTCACCTACTTTAGTTACTCCTGCTCTGGGAACACCATCGGCTCTTGTAGGTACTAATATTACAGGTACAGCCACAAGTCTGACAGTAGGAAATGCTACGAATGCTACGAATGCTACGAATGCTACGAATGCTACTATGTCTACTACAAAAACAGCAGGTACAAACACAACAGCAATAGCAACAACAGCTTATGCCTATAGTAATGATATTGGTTGGGGGCAAACTTGGCAAGATATGTCAGCTAGTAGAGCAATAAACACCACTTATTACAACTCTACAGGAAAACCAATACAAGTAATGATTCAATGGCTAGCAACAAGCGCAACAGCGACTATGACAATAAATGGTTTATCTTCAGGTGTTTTTGGTTATAGCAATGGTGGACAAACAGGTGCTGGAGCTATATGTATTATAATACCTAACGGAAATAGTTATTCAACCAACCGTTTTTCAGAATGGCTAGAACTCAGATAAGGAAAAATAATGTATTACAAAGACACAAACAACAACCTACACGTACTTGATTCTGCTGAGTTTGAATATCTACTCCCTGCTGATTGCGTAGCGATAATAGATGAAGAAGCACAGGTTATACAAGCAGAAAATGAGGCTAATATGCCTGTTCCAGTGCCACTAACCCCACAAGAAAAACTGGTTAACGCTGGGTTAACAGTTGACGATCTTAAATCTCTACTGGGTATTAATGGAAACTAATTTTAAATCATCTTTAGACCATATTCTTAAAAGTGAAGGTGGCTGTCAAGATGACCCTAGAGACAATTGGAACAAACTAATAGCAAAGATGCAGGGGGGGTTATATGACAGTTTTAAAGCTCAATAGTCTAGGCGCTCAGAATATAAACTTTGATCTTGAGCCGTGTGATTTGCCAGCGAATACCTTAACGTCTGGCACTAACTATAAACTGTTAAATGGTAAGATTAGAGCTACCAATATGTCGTACACTTTGGCGACTCCATCCGCTAACTTCAAGGCTGGTCTTATCATGTCAGTGCTTGGTGAGAGTGGTAACTTCTATCTGCTTCTTGGGCAAAATAGTCCTTCTGGTCTGCAAGTTGCTTGGGTTTATAATGGCACAACATGGACCGATATATCGCAAGTGGGAGCCTATACAGGAATAGATGTTGGTGATGAACTACTGTGGACAGGGTGCTTGTTGGGTAATATCCCCATCGTCAACAATGTTCAAGACTATCCTGCCTATTGGTCGCCTCAACAAACTGCACAAAAACTCCAGCCACTCAATTTTGGGGCTTCATTTACGCTGGCCATAACAAATTATATTGGTGCAGGGACAACAACTGTTAAAGGTACAGTTGCGTCAACTGCTGGCTATTCAATAGGGGATATTCTCACAATATCAGGCGCAACTGGAACAGAGCAAGTTAAACTAAATGGCGTATGGTCTATTGCTAGTATACCAACAGGAACTACATTTACTTTTGTAGTCACAACGTCTGTTGCTGTTGGCACATTAACCACAACACTAGGTACAACAACTAAATCTGGTGAGACTTGGCAAGCACACGGACTCAAGGCCAAAGTAGTACGCTCTCACAAGAACTTCCTGTTCGCACTTAACCTCCAGCAATCGTCAACCGTCTTAGCCACTAGTTACCGCTGGTCACACCCTGCCGATATTAACGGTCTGCCTTACACATGGGATGAAACAGACTTAGCAGCTATTGCTGGTATAGCAAGTGTCGGTGGGGATATGGGTGACCTAGTTGATGGTATGACATTGCGTGATAATTTCATGCTGTACTCACAACGAGGCATTAGCGTCCTTTCTTATGTTGGTGGGGAGTTTGTGTGGGCTAGGAATGTCTTAACCACTAGCTATGGGTTGCTGGCTAAGAACTGTATAGTTGAAAGCAAAGGTTATCATTACTTTTTGTCAACTGGTGACATCTTAAAAACAGATGGGAACTCAATAGTATCGGTATTACATAACAAGATGCAGACGCAACTAGTGGGTAACATTGACCCCACTTATTATATGAACTCGTTTGCTTACTCTAATCCTATTACTGAAGAAATATGGATTTGTGTTCCACAAGTAGGCAACACACTCCCTAATATCGCTTTTGTTATTAATACTCAAGATGATTTGGTGTCAATGCGGAGTATCCCTAACACAACAACTGGTCTAGCGTTTGGCCCGAACTTACAAGTACCGATCCTATGGAGTAATGTCTTCGGCAACTGGGATGAAAATGCTAAAAACTGGGCATATGATCCAACCTCTATCTTCTCACGGACTATCGTATCAACGAACAACGTCAATAGTGCGATTATCTCTTTAGAGTTAGATGATGCGACTACTATCCAAAATACCCTGCTTGAACGCTTAAGCTTTCCGGTAGAGGGGCAGGAAGTGGTAACGACTACGCAGAGTGTTTTTCCACATATTGTTTCACAAGAGCCTGTATTGATTCAACTGGGTTCACAACAGTTTGTAGCAGGGCCAATAGCGTGGAAAGCACCTGTTTCATTTGACCCCAATACCATGCGTAAGGTAGACATTCGGACAACAGGAAAGCTACTCTCATGGCGTATTTATTCAACGGGTACGTTACCTTTCACCTTGACTGGACTCGACATTCAGTATGTCGTTAATGGGGTTAGATAATGGAACAACCTCCAGCTAATACCGATACTCAGTTAACTGAATACCTGTTTAGACAGCTTTCAATACTTGAAAACAAGTCTTTGCAGTTAGGTAATTTAGAAATATTAACTGCACTACCAAATAAACCTTCAATAGGTAAAGTTTACTATTTTGCTAATGCTATTTTACCTACTATTGTTGCAGAAGGGGCTTATGTCTATAGGTCAACTGGTTGGAGTTCTATAACGTTAGGAGTTCCATACGGGGCCTTTCATGACACAACAACACAGACTGCAATAGGGGCAACAGTTACTGCTGTAACGTTAAATTCTACTGATTTGTCAAATGGCATATCAATCGGAAGTCCTACTTCAAGAATAGTTATTAGTATAGCAGGAATATATAATATTCAGTTTAGTATGCAGTTATCAAATGCATCAGCACATGATGATGATATAACAATATGGTTTAGAAAAAATGGTGTTGATATATCTAACTCAGCAAGTTTAGCCAGTGTTCCATCTAAGCATGGGTCAACTAATGGGCACGCAATTTTAACTGTAAACCTATTGGTTAATGCTGCCACTAATGACTATTTTGAGTTATACTGGACTACAGACGTAGGAACTTCATCAATATTAACCTATCCTGCATCTGCAATAGCACCTATTCACCCACAGAGTCCTTCTGTGATAGTAACAGTAACACTTGTGTCAATAGTATGAGTTTAAAAGTACAGGCGATCCATACCAATTACGTCAACCAAACATGGCCTTATGTCGAACACTTTATCGAGTCGGCTTTATCGTATTCCGCTGGTGACTATGACACAGCCGAGATCAAGGTCATGCTAACACAAGGCAACTGGCAACTGATTATTGCAACTGACGAGAGTGAAAAGGTGCATGGCGCTCTGGTTGTTTCGTACTTCAATCGACCCACTAACCGTGTGGCTTTCGTAGTCGCTATTGGCGGTAAGTGTGTCTCTAATCGCAATACTTGGGGGCAGTTTGAGGACATTATTAGACAAAATGGTGCAACTTATCTGGAGGGTTCAGGTCGTGAGTCAATCATCCGACTATGGAACCGTTACGGTATGACACAGAAATATGTAGTAACAGGTAAATCACTCAATAAATTAGGAGAATAGTATGTCTGGTGGCGGTAATTACTCAGAAAGTTCAGCAAACAACCAAAGTAATTTTAAACAAAAAATACCCAAATGGCAGTCTGACGCACTTACTCAAATGTACAATGCAGCAGCAGGTACTTACGGTAATGTTGGAAACACCATCAATCAGCAGATGGGTGGGGCGCAAGATTACATTAATCGAACCAATCAGTCGGCAATGCCTGAATGGCAAAACCAGTTAGGTGGTGGTGTATATCAAGGCATGGATAATGCCAATAGACTTTCTAACTCACTTCAACAGTCTTTAAATAGTCCAACTGCAACTAGTCAGATATATGGCCAAATGATGGGCGGCAATGGCAATAACTATGCTGATGCGATGAAAGCTGGTTATGCTGCTGATGCTAATAGAGCAGCTGCTAATATGTTATCTACTCTTGATGCAAGGGCAGTAGCCTCTGGTATGAGTGGTGGTTCAAGGCATGGTGTCGCAACGTCTCAAGGCATGTACGACATTAACAGCAATCTGCAAAAGAACCTTGCAGATATTGGTTACAACACGTTTGATAAAGACTTAAACAACAAGCTCAATATTGCTCAACAAGCTGACTCTGGTACGCTGGCACGTCAACAGATGATGTCTGGCATGTTAGGACAACAACAAGGCGTACAAACAGGTGCATTAAACGCTGGTGGACAAATGCAGAATCTAGGCATGGGATCGTTTGCACCTACGATGATGCCTTGGCAGAACATGAGTAATTACGCTAATTCTATTGGCTCACCAACGGTACTTAGCTCAGGCTCTAGCTCTGGAAATAGTAGTGCGATGGGCATGGGCGCTGGTGGTGGCAAGTAATGAAAAGAGTTTATGTATTGACCTACTGTAAAGATATACAACAGCTATATGGCGCAATGCTTGTATTCGACACTATTCGTGTGGGGTTTCCAACTGCTGAAATTATAGTAGTTGATAATAACAGTATTTCTGATGCGGTTATAGAAATAGAGAAAGCAGCAGATAAAGTTAATGCCAAATTTATTAAGTTAGAAAAGGAAGTATTCCATCATGAGTATTTGCGTTTTATTTTAAACTCTGAAAATGATGAGGCTCAAATATATATTATTGATCCTGATGTCATTTTTTGGGAAAACGTAGAAACATTTACTACCAATAAATTGATGGCTGGAAGATTAATACCTGAGTTCTTTGATGCTTATACTGACGTCTTGACTAAAGCAAGAATACACACATCATTTTTACATATTCCTTCTGTAAGTCTGCTAAGAGATCAGATAAATATAATAGAGAATAAATATAGAGCTGACCTTATTAAGTATATAACGCTTAAAACAAATGATGAGTGGGCGATGTGGGATACTTTTGCACAAGTTTTTGAGTGCTTGCATAGTGATATTGAAGTATTTACAGAAGAAAAGAACGAATGTTTTGAACATATATTTTGTGGCAGCCATCTGAATCTACTAGCAAAAAGGCATTACCATACAAGGATGCACGATATACATCGCTTATCTGTTGAAAACCCAGAAGAACTCAAAGGTATATGGAAAGAACAGCACGAATTCTTTTTATCAACAATGACTGAGGGAAGCAAAAGTGGAAAATGAAACAAGTTTAATGTCAATGTTATTGGGCATGTTTAACGGTGGAAATAGTAACGGGGGTGGTAAAGATCAGCAATATGCTAGTCAAAAGTATGCTACTCCACAAGACACCTCTGCTGGTTTAGTTGCAGGCCAACCTAATGACCCTATGTATAATCAGATGATGCAGCAGGCTATGCAAGGCCAACAAAATCAACAACAGCCACAAAAACAACCAATGACGGCTGCTGGAGTATTTCAAATGCCACAAATGCCTGGCGCAATTCATCCTAATGCTAACTGGGATACTTTACTTAAAATGCTTTCTGGAGGTGGCTAATGGGCCTCACAATACAAGATTTATTAAGTGGTGATATTGTCAAACCACGAGTAACTCCTCAAGACACCAACAATGGTCTTGGTTCAATGTTGGCATTCTTATCTCAAGGACAAAATCAACAAGCACCTACTTTACCTGCTCAACCAAACTATGCAGAAATGTATAAAGTTTCACCTGAAGAAAGAGCCGCAAGAGAAAAGCAGAAGGCGCACTTAGCATCCATGCAACAAATGAAGGAACTAATTGGTACGCCAGAAGTTGGCTATAGAGAAAGTGCCGATCCATTGAGTAGTCATAATATAATTACTCAAAAAGGTTCTGGCTATCTGCAAAATGGTGACAGAAATGAACTTGCTACTAGAATGATGGGATTAGACAATCCTACATTGCAACAAGCTGGTGCTGGTATATTTGATAGATTAATACCAACTGCCACCAAGGCAGGAGTTGGTGTTATACCGTTTGGTTCAACTCATGAACAAGACCAAGATACTGGTACTTGGTGGTGGATAACTCCAGATGGTGATAGAATAAGAGATATGTCAGCCATGACTCAAAATCAACAGTATATACAAGACCCTGAGCAAGTTAAAACTATTGCTACTGCCAAGATAGCACCAACTATACAAGAAGTCACATTGCCCAGTGGTGCACAGCAAAAGATGACTGCCGAAGAGTTATTAGACCTTAGAAAAAGAGGTGTCGAGTCTAGAAAAATTGCTACAGATAATTTTAATAATGGTAGTATTGATAGGCCAATGTTTGATTCTATGATAAATGATATTGACCAGTGGGACCCTAGTGGTCAGACTTCGTACGATAAAGAACTAAATACTGATAGAGCAAAAAATGATGAGGCGTTTAGACTTGCTTCGTTAGATTTACCAGTAAAAAAAGATGATATAAAAAATATGCGCGATGATGTTACAGCTGCCATTGAAGATTTAAAAACTGGTGGCGGTCAAAAACAATTCTTACCTGGTGTTAATAGATGGTTAGATACCAATATTGTAAATGACCCTTCTGCAAATAGAGCTACACGTATACAAGGTAGTAAAACTTTAGAAGTACTTCATGCAATTGGTGGTAATGACTCTAACGCTGATTTACAATTTGCACAACTAATGAGTGGTCTTGACCCTTACTATACAGATAAGAAAACGTTGGAAAGGAACTATAATAAGATATTAGCAGGTTTAGATATAGCAGATAAAGTACTAGATCGCAAATATAGTGGATATAGTGGTAAAGACTTTATGAATAATGCACCAGTTATAAATAGTAATAGTCCTGTAGAAGCAAAGCCAAATAGTAAACCAATCATTAAAGACCATAACGTGTATCTACAAACTAAGGGGATAACTAATGGACGATAATCTTCAGAAAGCCTTTGAATTAGCTCAACAGAATGGTGATGATGATCAAGCTATTGAGTTTGCCAAACAGATTCAGGCTCGCAATCAAGAGTTACCTGCACAACAAGTAGCACCTGTAGAACAACCTAGTGGTACTGTTGATAAGTTCTTTAAAAATCTTAGGCGTGTTCAAACTGATACATTTGACAAAATGTATGGTGTTAAAGAACCAGATAAAAACATGCTATTAGGCTTTTCTGGTAGAGGCGAAGAAGCTGCTGCAGGTGTTGCTGGTATGCTAGGTTTTCACTCTCAGCCATGGCAAGAGAAGATTGATAGGCAGAACCAATGGATGTCTGAAAATACTGGAACTGGTGTTGGTAAAGCAGCGGCAGATATTGCTATGACAGTACCAGCAACGTATGCAGCACCAGAAGTTGTTGGTGGCGCGCTAATGAAGCCATTGGCTCAAATCGGACAAGATATGGGCCTAGCTGGTATTACTGGCGCCATAACACATCCTGGTGATGCATGGGATAGGTTAAGTAATGGAGCCATTGACGCTGTGGGAGCTGGCGCATTTAGCACTGTAGGCCAAGTGGCAAAACCAGTTATAAAATATCTTGGTGGTGCTGCAAGAACTGTACATGATATATTTACTGACGCTGGCCATATGTCTAAACTTGCTGATTATGTTAGGCAGGCAGTGCCAGAGGATGCTATACAAACTGTAATATCTAATCTTGAAAACTATAAACAATTAATTCCTAGCAGTGTAAAAAGAGGAATTAATTATAAACCAACTGCAGCTGAAGCAGGACAACATTATGGTTTAAATACTTTACAAGATTATTTTTCTAGTGTCAATCCTGGCCAATACATATCTAGGGAGTTAGACAATATTGGTGCAGAAAGTAAACTAATGAATGCTATTGCAAATCCTAAAAAACTTGCTGAAAAGGTTGGATTTAGAACTGCTGTAACTGAACCATTGTATACTGCAGCAAAACAAACTATGGTACCAGTAGATAAAGAGTTAGTGCAATTGCTTAAAAGACCAGAAATGCGTAAAGCAATAAACGAAGCTATTACCACGGGTGCTAATAATGGTATATCGCCTCCAACAAGAACTATGCTTAATCAAGTGTTAAGTGGTAAGAATGGTGCCACTATAAATGGTGACGCATTACATCATATTAAACTTGGTATTGATAGTATTATAAAAACTGCCAAAGACCCAAGAGCAAATTTAAACCAAAGAGCATTTCAAGATATAAGAAGTACGTTTGAAAATTGGCGAACAAAAAATATACCTGAATATGCTGAAGCACAATCTACTTTTCAAAGGTTGTCTAAACCAGTGAATAGAAGAAATGCAGCTCAAGCAATTATGGATAAAACATATCCTCATGGTATAAATGACCCAGCAGCGTTACATAAAACTAATGAGTTAACACTTGGTGATATATTAGCCGATCCAGACGAGTTGGTAAAAAGTGGTACTGATTTTAGTGGTTCTACATTTGCCAATACATTTACAAATAGACAAAAAGATTTAATGTCTAATGTATCTGAAAGTCAAAGACGTAGAGCTGCGTCTGAATTAACTTCTGGTACTGGGTTCCAACATGAGGTTGGTGGCGGTATGGAGTCAAGAGGAGTTGGTGCTGTAGCACAAGCAGCTTCTGGCATACCTGGTATATACCAAGGTGTTACAGCTAAGTTGTTGTCAGAGATGACTGGTCAAAATAGAGCAATACAATCAAGACTTGCTGATATACTATTAGACCCAAAACAAACTGCCGCATTATTCAAAGTTGGTAAACGACCACATGCCATGGCCTTTATGGATAATAGCGTACTAAATAAAATACCTGGGTTGGTTGGATATTTATCATCAAATCAATTAATAAATCAATAGAATGATGATTAAATTGTCTCGAAAATCATTATTAGAGAAGAGAAAATATAAAATCTATAGATTGATATAGATAAAAAATTATCTCTTCTTAAATCGAATATTTTTATTGCTATAAGGTACTAACATGAGTGCATTTGATGATTATCTACAACTATTAAATAATAATCCTAAGATGGATACCACCAAGCGGTGGGCAAACAAGTTAGGTAATAACGTAAAAACTGGTATAGAGGATAACTTACCAAAGGGCGCCAACCCAACTGCTATGATAGATTTTGCTTCTGGTAATAATCCTATTAGTCATGTTGCAAGTATGATTGGTAGTATGCGCCTACCTAGTGATACTATAAGAGCGCACGATTGGTTAGATAATAAATACCAAGATGTAACTCAAAAACAAGGTAATATACTTAATACTGTACAATCTTACTTTAAGAAAAATTGGGGTGGTGACAATGACCAATTAGTTAAGTATATAGACGAAGGCGGAAGATTAAATGGTCGTGTTGGACCATCATTGCAAAATCCTACCAATGGTCCTCTGTTGGCTAAAAACTACTCTAGGTCTGCAATAGCCAACATGCTAGATACGGCAAACAATGGTAAACACTCATACACCGATGATAATGCTAGTATTTATTATACTCATGGTACTGCTCAAGATGACTTAGTTGATACACCAACACAAAAAATAATGGACTACATTAACGAACGTGGCAATGTTAATGATGAATATGAACGACATATTGGTAGCATACAAAATGTTGCAGATACGGCCAGAGGCTATAGAGGTACTAATCAAATAGCAAAAACTGATGCAGGTAGATACTTTGAAAACCTTAATGATTTACACTATCTACGAGGACTTAAAAAAAGTCAATTACCTGGTGAAGATTTGGCAGGCTCACACCCAAAATGGGATGTCAGAGAAATTGCAGAGAAAGCATCCGGTAACGCAAATAGGACATCACTAATAGATTTATTAAAGCAGTCAAATGAATATGATGACTATATGGTTACTGACGTAGCAAAAAACAAACTTAAGATACAGCAAGATAAACAATTGGCTAGAGCCACACCTGTGCATAATATCGGTGATGAGTTCACTTGGTACCAAGTACCCGATTCTAAGGCAGCTAAAGTTGAAGGTCAATTAAGAGACAATTGTCTAAAAGAAGATTGGATGTGTAATATGATTGACCAAGGTGAATCTGTAATATACTCACTAAGAGACAAAAATGGTAGGCCAAAAGTTACTGCAGAACTTGGTGACACTGGCGGTGGTTCACCTGGCTGGGTACAATTTAAAGGTATGTCTAATTCAGAACCAAAGGCAAAATATCAGCCATACATTGATTCACTAACTAAAGACTATGAACCATATCCAGGTTACAAGGATTAACGTCCATACCTTAAGTTCCATAAATCTATAATTTTTACTATATTTGAACGAGAGTGTGTTAATTTAGCCATAACTGGACTTGGGCCATATGATAGACAGTTGTTACAAGATATGTACATATCATATTCAGTTGGCACTTTTATATTACTACTACCACAGAAAGGACATGGTAGTAGTTCTTTTTTATTTACTAATGTTAGCACTGTCATATATCAGTCCTCCAATCTATAGCTGATGGATGGAATGGTTTACCATCATTAGTCCATTCAAAGAACTCAACTGTTATCCATCTACCAATATATTTTTCTTTGTTGTTGTATATATGGTATTTATTTTCTATTGTGCCTGGTGCACTAACTCTAAATGATTTTGTACCAACATTGCATTCTAGTATAGCCCAACCATCTTTTGATGGTAGTATATTAATAACTAAAAATTCTTGGTCCATACACTTCTTAACTTTAACTAGAGAGTTACTACGTTTACCAGCTTCGTAACCTTTATCGCCATGTCTAAGTATTAGACCTTCATAGCCATCATGTATAGACTCATCTAGTTCATCTTTAAGTACTATGCCCGGAGTCCATATCTTAGTTGGTGCAACAGTTATATTATCACCCCAATCATTGTATTGTAAAATATCTAATCTATGTTGGTAACTAATATCGGCCATGTAATCATACGCTACGTATTGTAACATAACACTACCTGGTTGTTTACGTCTAATTAGACTACCAAGGTCTTGCAATGGAGTATTGTGTATGTACAATTCACCATCTAATGTCTGACCGGGTCTGAGTTTAATACTTTTTAAAATATGACCAATACTTTCTATTGGTTTACCATTTCGTGAGTATGCAATTATCTCTTCACCAGTGTTGGTAATTATACAACGATGACCATTATACTTCATTTGTATAAAGCAATTAGAATAATCTATACCACTTATTTTATCAAACCTTTGTGCCAGCATTGGTTTTAATAAGTCCATAGAGTTCATACCGATATTAAGTTTGGCTTCTTCTATAGACAGTCTATAACCTTTATCTATCTGTTTGTTTATTCTTGACATTATACGAGAGTCTATCTGCTCTAGTAGACTTCTACCCGATTGGTTTACTTCTACCTGTTCTTCGACAGTTTGCATTACACCACCTATTATACCAAACACTATATGTATAACATTACTTTTACTATATATGTTCCATACGTATACTTGGTTACCTGAAGTTATTTTATATAATGTATATTTATTCATTTTAGTATATTATAGTTTTGTGTTAAAAATGCTATCATTAATTTGTTATATTCAAAACATGGTCTTATACGTTGTATGCCATATACGTCATTAGCCTCTCTAAAACCTGGTAAGTGGCTTGTGGAAAATCTTTTGCCTGTTCTACGACGTTTATCATATTCAGTATGGTATTCTTGCTTGGAAAGTCTCTTTTTTGTCATATGCGTACCAGTAAAAAGAAGGTGGCATTACACCACCTTTGAATGTGCCTAATTTTTCGAAGACACGATTAGGCAACGTGTTGTTCAAATTGATCGTCCCATCTTATAGAGTTATGGTAATCACTAATTGAATCTACTATATCATTTAATGCGTCTACAGATAGTACACCAAGTAAGTCTACATACTCTGGTTTATCATCTTTATCTGCAGGCATTGGGCAACGTACTGCTAGTATCTCTATCTCTTCTGGTTCGTCAGGATATGAGTCCTCCCATGGGCCACTATACACTCCTGTCACTGCTGCTGAATAATCAAAATCAACTTCCATGTCAACTCCTGCTACTACCACATCTAATGTACTCATAAGTCACCTGTATTATTATTGAAATTTATTATATCAAAAATATACTATATATAAAACTTTTATTTTATTTGTGTCCAATATCTGTCACCATTTGCTATCCATAAATCTTCTGCTCTATATACATCTACGTATTCTTCGCTAAAATATATATGTTTACAATTGGTATTCATTAGCATTTTTAAACAGTGCATACATGGTGAGGTTGTTACAAATATTGCTTCTATACTATCTATGTTTGAACATTGCATTAATGCGTTTTGTTCTGCATGTATAGCTTCACATAAATCTAGTCTTGTACCAGATGGACTCAATGCACCTTTACATGGTTCATCTATGCAATGTAATAGTTCTTTTGCATTGCCATTATAGCCAGAACCAATTATTCGCCAATGGTCGTCTACTATAATGGCACCTACTTGACGTCTACTACATGTAGATAGTTTTGCTAATAATTTGGCCATTTCTAAAAATGTTTTAATTTTTGATGGCCTCATACTAGTAACCTTTAGTTTGTCTTATTATATTTTTGTTAAGTACTTTGTTATACTCATCATCTATATTGCTTGGTGTTATACCAACTGCTAAGCATATGTTTAAACAAAAACATAGCATATCTATAGCTTCAGATTTTATGGCATCTGTTGGTATAAATTCTTTACAGTATATTGCAGGATATTTTTTAGACCATGGTTTAAGTATAGCCCTATCACCGCCACCTATGGCTATTAATAATTCTACTACTTCTTCTTGCATACTGAATGCATGACTTTTTATATGCTCACATAACATGCCATTTGGTATTGAAGGAAAATCAGATATGTTTATTTCTGGAGTATTTTGTACTTCGGCTATTAGTTTTTGTAATTCTTGTTGTTTATATAGTATTGTGTTCATAAATCACCATAAAAATTGCCATCCTTGGCAGTTGATATTATACGTTTAGTATATCTGCTATTATTGATTGTCTTAAAGCTTCATATTGTTCATAGCCAAGAAATTCACTTCTTGGTTTGTCATACAGAAATTGTGATTCACTCCATTCAAACGTATCATTCTTTGGTAAAGGCGGAAATATATTTGTTTTACCATTGGAGCATTGCTTAACATAAAACCAATCTGGTGCAGTAAAATCAATTAAGTTTTTCAAGAATGGATAGATTTTTACTACTTCAAACCATAATTTCATAGCTATAATTACGTCTGACCATGGTTGTATTTGCTCATCGCATCTTAGATTACAATAAGCTATAACATCTTTTATGGTACCTCTACATATGTAGAATTTTTCATATGCTGCCGGCATTATGGTTCTAGCTTCTAGCATATCAATTTGTTTACAATCAACCATTTTCATATATAAGTCATGTGCCTTCTGGCATATATCTAAATACTCATCTAGGAAGTCTGATTCTGCTATTTGAGGTGATACCAATATTCTATCATTACGCATATCTCTATCTGCTTGTGTCTGTGCAGAAAAAGAAAACATACGATGTCTAATAAGATGCGTTGTGTCAATCATATCCATACCTTCAATAGTGAAAGTAAGATTAACAATTTCCATTCCAGTTGGTAATATATTACCGGCAAACAATTCTTTTAAAACTTTATCTATGCTATCAAATGGACCATAGTTAAGTCTATCATTCCAAGTGTTTGTCATAAAAACACCCACCATATTTTTTACTTCTTCAACGCTTGGTGCATGTACTATTTTTACGTTTATAGCGTCTAAATGGTCTACAAATACTAAATTACCAGGTTCGTCCCATTTAGGTGAAACATACATTGGCTCATGTTCTATATTGTTATTTTTTGGCATCTTGCTCTCCGATTATTGTATACGCCATTTGTGCGTAATGTGCTATTTTAATTAAGTCTAATTGTTCTTGGCCAGGTCTGCTATTCTTACCAGCTCTAGCTAAATATTTTTTCATGCTACGAACACAATCTTCTAAGTTATAGTCTGATGCAATATCTTCTCCTTTGTCGCCATATTGTGGTATAGTATAAGACTCTATATGAGAACTTACTTCATCTGCAAATCCTAACCATTCTTTATTTCTTACTGATATTTTTACGTCTCTTAGACTCATTTTAATATCACCATTTGACCTGTTGGTAAATAAATCTTTTTTTCACAATGAAATTCATCGACAGCTTTCTTTATGCCTGGCGTCATCCATACACCATAGTCATCAAGTATTATTATACCATTATCGTATAATCTATCGTATATAAATTTTAATGCGTGTACAGTTGGTTCATATAAATCCATGTCTAAATGTGCAAAAGCTATTTTATCATCTTCATGGTCTTTAAAAGTATATGGTACACAACCTTTAACTATCTCTGCTCCTTTTATATATTCAGATACATCACCACCATTATAGTCACCATTTTCCATTAAATCAAATTCACCAGAACCTGTTAAACCTTCAAACGTATCAAAAGCTTTAACATGTCTGCCCATGTCTAGCATCATTCTAGTTACACCACCTGTGTATACACCACATTCATAACATATACCTGGTGGCGCGATATTTAAAAATTGTTTTATCATATAGAGTCTATCCATAGATAGCGCACTTGTGTAACATGGTTCATCTAACCAAGGTTTCCATTTAGCTACAGTCATACCTTCAAAAGTAGCACCATAGTTATTTGGTCCTTTTAAAGAGTATGTATCTATTATATTAAGTACAATATCTTTAGCTATATCACGTTCTTTTTTATTTTTGTTTATTAACTCTTTTATGCTCATGTAGCTCACCTTCTAATTTATAAGTTCTATATGTAGCATCTTCTACTACACTTTTAAAATATGCATTATTGCCCATATTTACTTCACCTTGTGCATATTGTATTACTTGTAGTGTATCTGCATACTTTACAATTTTTGATTCTACAGACGTTGCTTCTTTATATTCTTTCCATAACTCATATGATACAGATGAAAACTCAGTTTTTGCAATCTTTGCTTCTACAACTTCTACAGCTTTGGCTATACTAGGATAGGCTCTTTTGGTTGCCACAGTAATGTCATCTGTATAAGACTCAGTCCAATCATGTGATATGGCCATACAAGTGGCATGACCTATATCAAACTCATAGTCATCATACAACTTCATGACTATTGCAGCAACAAAAAAAGAATGTTCTGCAATGCTTTCATCATGTATTCTTGGTATTACTGAATATCTTTTTATATGCGCTAAATTTAACATTTGCATATAAAATTCTTGTACTGACTTCATTCTATTTCACCACGATTAAGACCATCATCTAAGAAGTCATTATATTCTATAAAGTTTTTTAGTAGTTCATATAATTCAATCATACTATATGCTACAGCACCAGAGGCGGCTAACATTAAATTAAACTTTTGACCTGGTAGTCTATCTACCCACACATATATTATTGGTTTATCTACAGCAAATGCATAACCAGCTTCCCACATAGTGCCAACGTCTTTACCATTGGTTATTGCTACTATTAAATCACTAGACTCAATAGCATTACAGTTACCAAGTAGCACGTCTATGGCAGATGTTTCACCCGGTGTGTACATATTTTCATCTTTTGGTGAGAATATATCTATGTCTAAGTGTACTACAGTATCTTTTACCAATTCAAGTAAAGTCATTTGTTCTGGTGTAAACCATGGTGCCGCTATATATGCTCTCATAACTCTTCTCCCATTAAATATTCCCAATCATCTGGACAAAGCCCAGTTTTTATAAACTCTCTTTCATCTGCACTAATATTTGACATAGCTTCTTGTATCACTGTGCCATGTAACCATTGAAACATTTGCTCTTCTGTTATATCAATATCTAATGTAACAGTTATTTTAGTTACTGGTGATGTTCTAGTTATTAACATTTTAGTTCCTATATTGGCATCATCTTATGATGACAGTCTATTATATCATTTTTTTACTTATAATAATACATTTATTTTAATAAACTGTCCAGTAGTGCATCTTGTAGTTCTGCCTTACCTTCAAGTACCCTCATTATTTTCTTATCTACAGTACTCTCTGCCGCTATATGGTGTATAGTAACAGTATTCTTTACGCCTTGTCTATGTACTCTGGCATTAACTTGCTCATATAATTCTAAATCAAAAGTTATACTATACCAGACTATATCATGACAACCACCATCTTGCATATTTAGTCCATGTCCACCAGCTTTGGGTTGAATTAATAGAACTGGTAACTCGCCTTTGTTCCATCTTTCTACTATTGACTCTAACTCTTTACCTGTTACTCCACCACCAATACGAGGTGCATTTTTAAATGTTGATTGTAGTTTATGTAAGTCATGATTAAATTCATATACCACTAATAATGGTCGGCCACCAAGTGAGTCTACTAGTTCTTCTAGCGCAGATAGTTTTTCGTCATGTATATTTATGCCTTCTTTGTCGTCATTGTATAGCATACCATTGGCTATTTGTTTTAATTTAGAAGCCTGTGATGCTGCATTCATAGCAGTAATTAAAGTTTCATCTTCTATTTGCGATATAAAGTCATTCTTTATTTCTTTATATAGTTTTAATGCTGTAGTTGGTAGTTGTACCAATATAGTATTATATAGCTTCTCTGGTAATTCTAATTCATCAGTGCTTTTATGCATTACTATATCGTTTATAGCTGCATAGATTTGGTCATCGGCGCCATCTCTCATTATATAACTAAACCCATCATAACTTGGTATAAACCATTGTCTACGAAAGGCTGATATATTTTTACCAAGTCTTTTACCACCATCTAGTATAAATATTTGTGACCAAAGTTGCAATAGGCCATTTGGCGCTGGTGTACCTGTTAATATAAGTTTTCTTTTAAATAGTGGTAATATATGTTTTAACATCTTAAATCTTAGTGATGAATGATTTTTAAATAGCGTCGATTCATCACATACAAGCATAAACTTATATCTACTAAATAATTGTAAATGATTGTTAACTAACCAATTTATGCCTTCTGGGTTTATTAAGTATATATCATGCTTTTGTCTTACCATTGTATCTTTATCTTTGCCATGTAATAGACCTATAGTAAATGGAAAATCCCACTTATCTACCTCTTGGCGCCATACCATATAGCATACTCTTAAAGGAGCTATTATTAGAACTCTATCTATTACATTAGCTTGTTTTAATGTGTCTATCGCTGATAGTGTAATACTGGTTTTGCCTAGTCCTGGTGGTAAGAATAATCCTGCACCTTGATGTGACAATACCCAGTTTATACCATCTTGCTGATAATCATGTGGTTTAAAATTACTCATTTAGTATATCCTTTATAAATGCATCTACTTGTTCTTTTGAACTTATTACTTTGTAGTTTCTAGTATATCGTAGTAAAATCTTTTCAAAGTGTTCTTGTATCTTAGAGCGTATACCAGTTGTGGATTTTAATTCTACGAACCAAACTTGGTTGTTGAGAAAAACTATCCTATCTGGTACACCTTTCATGTTTGGGCTTACCCATTTAGGGCAAATTCCGCCAACCTTTTTTATTTCATCAAATAGATATTTTTCTATTCTAGATTCTATCATAATATGATCCAAATAGTTACGAGGATTTGATCTGAGAAGAGAAAATATAAAATCTATAGATTGATATAGATAAAAAATTATCTCTCCTTAAATCGAATATTTTATTCGTAAGAATTACATAAATGTTTTACATAGCAGTACTTGCAATACTCATGAGGAGTTGGATTGTATGTAGTATCATTGTGCATAGTATGTACACGTTGCTCCCAATTAGCAATATCTTTTGCTAAGTCTTCTCTATAGAATTTATAGTCTGTTACTTGACCACTGGTTAAGTACCAAAATTCTACATCTATTTCATTTATATCAGGGTTTAACATCATATGCACATTAGCATATAATTTACCTTGATTTATATGCTCATCATATGCTTTACCAGTTTTGAAATCAACTATATAGCTATCTACTCTAGCATCTAGTTTCAATCTTAACCAAGCATCTTCAGCATTCCAACCATTTGGTATAAGTTGCCAATCTTTTGTTAATACAAATGCTTCTTCTGGCGCAGCACCTAATTCTAATAGTTTAGCAAACTCTTTTCTAAACTTACCAAGTACTGGTGGTAATATTTCGTGTTTACCAAGTAGATAGTCTTCTGCTAGTAAATGTGCAGCAGTACCTTTTGCCATATGGTAAGATGGTGGCTCTGGTAGTTTAATAACCTTTCTGTACATATGTGCATGCGCACACTTCTCATAGCCAGACAGTTGAGAATATGACCAAGTCTTAGGTTTACTCATCTTCGTATGCCTCCATCTTACCTAGGTTAACACCTGTAGCACCATCTGAGCACAATGGAACATCCCACCCTGGTACGTCATCCATAGCCCATTTAAGTATTTTCATTTCTGAGTCTTTATATTGTGGATGTACTTCAACAACTATTTCATCATGAACAGTCATTAATAAATCACCTTTGCGATCAGTATGGTAATAATATCTTATCATTGCTTCTTTAGTCATATCTGCAGAAGAACCTTGAATAAGTATATTACCAAGTTTATAATAGAACTCTCTACGTCTGCCAGTTTGTGGGTCATGTGATGATGGTTCTACTGAATATGATCTGCCTCCCCAAGTACGAATCTTTTTACCAGACCGTGCTAAATTTTCTATGTCTTTCATTAGACCTTTAAACTCTGGTATGGCTTCATCATATGCTGAAAAGAACATCTTAGCTTGTTCCATTGATATACCAAGTCTTTGTGATAATACACTAGGACCGCCACCATATAATTTTAAAAAGTTAATTGTTTTAACTGGTACTCGCGATAAGTGCATACCTGTTTTTTCTTGTATAAGTTTATCAACAAAATCATGTACGTCCATTTTAGGATTGTCTTGATAAGCTTTAAGAATAGAACCTTCGGCATAATGAGCAGCTACTCTTAGTTCTTGGCCAGAAAAATCTCGTTTTATTAATATCTTATCAGCACTTGGTAGTATCATAGTTCTTATAGCAGGTAAACCTTGTATAGCTTCACCTTCTAAACCATAGTGCTTAAAATTTATATTAGCAACTACATCTTTTGGTAACTGCTGAATATTGCTAGAGAATCTACCTGTTCTTGTGCCAAAGTCATCCTCTGACCTAGTTTGGTTATAGTATGGATAGTATTTACCATTGTATAATCTAGCTGATTCTGAAAATGGTTTTAAATATGTACCAATAAATTTCTGTAATTTACCACGCATAGCCAGTATTTCTACTAATTCTTTATCGGCTATTATATCATTTATAAAGTCTTTACCATAGCGCGGATTGCCTTTGGCAGTGTATTGTACTTTTGATTCGTCAATCAATCCTTTATTACGTAATACATTAAACATAGCTTTTGAGCCAGGTTTTTCTCCATTACCATATGCTGTTAATTGTAAATCTAATAAATCAAATTTGGTTTGTAATGCAGATAATAATTTATGTATATTAGGCTCTATTGTTAAACCTCGCATTTCTAAGTCTATCACAATTGGTAATACAGCCATTTCTCTATTAAATGCCTGTTCAATAGGTTCGCCATTTAATACATGTGGTTCTAGGTATTTATATAGTGCGTATGTCATGTCTACGTCTGAACATGCGTAAGGACCAACTAAGTCTGCTGGTGCTTTACATATATCGCGACCAGGTTTGTGCCCATTCTTTATTAACCAGTTATTTAGTCTAGACTGATCGTCTGGTGGCATATTACAATATTTCTCTGCCAATGGTTTTAAACTTAATGATGTTTCACGAGCGTCAATTAAGTAAGCCATAATCATAGTATCTACAATTCTTGATGGTTCTGGTATTGGTAAATTAAACCACTCTAATGCTACTCTTAAATCAAACTTAGAGTTATGGCACATAATCTTTTCGTCAGATAGCCAAATCTGGTTTAACATATATTGAGTATCTGGCCTACAAAATTCATTAATACCTGGATGGCCCCATGATATGTAATTAGATGGGCCGTCATCATGTTTTATTGCTACTCCACATGGTTCTGGTGACTTGTTACTGCCATTTACTATTCCTGCTGTTTCAAAATCTAATGTATACATACTTTCTCCTAGGCATAAAAAAGGGCTGTAACCATTACGATTACAACCCATTTATTATTGTGCATCCAAAATGGTATGGATGACTAACTATTGTTAAGTGTTACGACATTTTGCTTTTCTTTGTCGTAGACGCTTCCATTGGTACGTAACCTGATATATCATAAGGTACAGATATTGCATTGGCTATCTCTGGTAACATTGGTGCTATAGAATTAATATATTGACCATCTAATACGCCATTAAATGTGGGCACTATCTGTGGCCATGTGCTGTCATCATCAAATGATAATGTAGTAATAACTGCCCATATAGGTAGTTTCTTAACAGTTGCCAATCCTTTAGCGTATCTAGCATAAGCTTTTAATGATGTTGGTGCTAAATTAATGATAGCTAAATTGTCTAAATCTGGTACACCATTGGTTGTTGCGGCAATCAATAAGCGTCTACCATTTCTACAAGCTTTACCTTTACCATTTTGTGATGAACCAAATTCGTTCATAGGACATACACTGCAATTCTCTGCTTGTGGTGTTGGTGATGTAATACTTGGTGCTAGGTCACTATTAGATGTATTTATTGCAAAACATGCAGGAGGTGATATTACGTCTGGGTCATAAGGACGGTCATAGTATGCATGGTCAAATACATCAGCCAATATAACTACATTTAGGATTGTACCAAGCTTCTCTTCGCCGAGAGTAAACTTCTTACCTTTAACAGATAAGAATGGTATTGATGAAGTTTCTTCTTCACCTTGAGTCTGTGCTGCTTGAGCAATAAGTGCCATAGTTTCAGCATCTAAGCCAGTTATGTCACTAGTCTTTATTATTTCATTTTCCATTTTAGTTCTCTATTGATTAGTGGTGCTCATTTACGGTAGAGCACCATGACCGTCATTCTATTTTATTATGCAACTATATCTTCAACTTTAGCTACTTTTGTATAAGTAACATTGTCATAAACTGCAGTGTCATTCTTGTTAAATTGTGATGATATTGAGCGCCAAGCTAAATCTTCAGCTTTACGTTCTTTATCGCCTACCATAACTAGTTCAGCACCAAAACCTTGTGCACGTACAGCTTTTGATCTTGTGTTATATACTACACCATTAACTTCTACAGAATAAGCTTCTGTATTTTGTGTTTTAGTTGTACCTTTACGACCAAATTTCGCTAATGTTATTTTAGCAGTGTCAATGATGGCTTCTGGTAAATCTAAGTTACGTAAAGTAGTATAAGTGATGATAGCATTCTTTAACTCTTCGCTAATACGTTCGTCATCAATCAATGTAGACAATGAATCAGTCTCCAATGCTTCTGCCAATGCTTTACGTTCGTTGAACTTAGGTTCTTTAGGAGCCTTAGGTTCTTTTGGCTTTTTAGCAGCCTTAACTTTAGCAGGTTTATAATTAACCAAGTTTTGACGTGCATTAACTGTTGCGCCAGCATCATCACCTAGTGCATTTTGTAATGCAATATAAACAGTAATCAATGTAGCCAATTTCTCAGTAGTACCTTCGTCATCTTTCAATACTGAAAGGTTGCCAATAACGTCATCTGATTCCAATGCTGCAATCAATAAATGTTGCTCTTCAGTTAAAGCCACTTCTTCACGATCTTCTACAATTACTTCTTCGTTTGATTCAAATTTGTTTTTAGCCATGACGGCCTCCTAATGTGTTTAAGTTAAACTTCTTATTAATGAGATTCCATTATATATCATAAAGACTGTAATAGAAACTTTTATTTTCGATATTTTTAATCTTTTTTATTCACCGAAAACATCAAATAAAGCATCATATATGTCCTCTGGTTCAGTATTAGCTATGTCCAATACTATTAAGTCAGGACTAGTTTCTTTGTCTTCGTCGTCACCAGGTTCTTTATTGTCATCCACTTCAGTTATGAGGACCATATCTTTACTCCTATCTCATGTATCATTACACCAAATATTATACCTGATATAAAGATAAAATAAGCTGCATACTGCCATAAATATACTCTTCGTTCAAGAGTGCGTACTCTTTCTTTAAACTCAGTTATTATTTTGTTAAACTGATTGCTCTGTATCTCGTTCATATAATTACCAGGGTTGTTCTATTGCAGGAGGCGGCATTAATACCGTGTTGGGATATAGCATACGTTCTTGGTTTATAATTGTTCTTTGCCATTGTAGTTGGCGTTGTTCTTGGTTATACTCATTTACCAACTCTTGTTGATGTTGGTAGTTATCCATATTGTGCTGATGTCTTAACTCTTCTCGTAACCATCTGGTATCTTCATCAGCACGAAGTTCTGGCGCCATTGCTATCAATATAGCTATTATAATTAGTCTGCCCATTACATCCACCTTTTCTCAGCACATATTTGTCTTAAGATATAGTACAACGTACCATTAGCAAGCTCTTCTAACTTGTATATGTCATACTCAGTCAGGTCTCTTGCCATATCACCAATTCTTTCAGCTTGTGCATCAGACATGTCATCGCCTAAGAACTCTACTAGCACCATTATCTTTTCTAGTGTAGACATCTTTCACCTCCACCCATTAATTCTATTAAGTCTTCACTTATTATCTCGGTGTGTATAATATCACCATTTCTTGCCATAAACTCTAATACATCAAATTGTTTTGCCATAAGTGGTACATCTCGTATACTACAATATGGTCCACCAATTATCTTAAAATCTAAGCCTTCAAGCCAATCTTTTAAATTGGCCTCTCTACCATATGCACCATATAGTCTTAAGCCATTTACCTCTAATGTTATAACTTCTTTTTTCATTTAATTGCTCCGATTGATTAGAATCAGCACCGATAATTTGGTGCTAATTCATTATAAATCATTATTACTTATATGTAAACAATTATTTTTTCTTTTTATCACCAAATATACGTTCCCAATTCTCATTGTACTTATCTTGATCTGTTGGACGTCTACCACTACCTTTGCTCATATTACGCTCCTAAAACTTATGTCGCTTCATAAATAACTCTTCTACTCGTTCAACCTCTCTGCACATATCAGCCGATGCTGAACCATCGAACTCTGAACCTTTCTTTATATACCAATTGCGTGACTTAGGTGTACAAATGGCGCCATTGATCTTACGTTTTATACGCCTGCCTGACTCATTGTTATCCCATCTGGCCCAACCATTGTCTTGTAGCCAAATTATTATCTTGGTGGTACCATACCTGTCACCGTCTGCACCAAGTGTTGCTCTTATTAACTCTGGTAGTGCTATTGAGTATGGTTCTAATAACTCTTCTATCTTTATCTCGTTATCACTCTGAGTCACGTTCAATAATTCCTCGAAGTGTCTGGTACGATATGGTCGTATACCTGGCTTAAACTCTGATAAGTCATATCTTAATAAATAATCAAATAAGTACGATGCACCATCTTTATCTAGCCAATTGTCAAAATAATCTGTTTGTTGTTGTTCAGTCATAACACTTGGTGACCGTAATACAAATGCCCTACGTTCATCTTTGGTAAACTTCATAGCATCTATGTTGTTGGTAATTACCAATACATTACATAGATTATGCTGCATCACCTTGCCTTTACATTTTATGTTAAGCATCTGCATTGAACTAGACTCCGCAGCTGTTATGCGTTTATAGAAGTCTATCGCCTTACCTCTTAGTCCTGACGCCTCACTGATCTGTAAGAGCTTGGTCTGATATAGACCGTCGTCGTAGTCGCCTTGAATATCTTTATTACCAATGATCTTATACGCTGAACCTAATATGTTAGCGATCGGTCTGAACAGAGCGTCCTTACCAGCACCAGATATACCCAAGATGATCGGCTGCCATGATGTCCTCTTGTCTGGACACTGTATAGTGAACGCTAACCACCAAAGGAGTGCTCGTCTATAGTCATCCTCTGGTATTACATGAGCTAGATGTGCCAACCATGGCTCTACTGAGCCCTGTCTTGGCTCAACCGCGAACCCACGCCATGTATTAAGTAATCGTCTACCATCTTGTATAACTGTGCGCTTCTGTTGATGATGAGGTACTGGATACCAAGTATAGTCAGCAACCTGATTGAATCCTAATTGCTTCGGTAACCAGTTAGCCAATCTGGGCTTACTATCCTTAGTACCAGGAAACTCTATTATATTAGAGATATTAAGTGAGTCGGCAGATAACTCTGTCATATCATTGAAGTCGAACCAAGTGTTGGTTGCTCTTATGTGGTAGATATTATCTAATATGTCTTTATACTTATTGGCCTCTCTTGATGCTATTGAACTGATGATAGCTTGTAACTCTTCTTGTGGTATAGGTGTCTCACATAACGTATTATTATACGTATACATCAACGCACTAACCTCTACCAATGTGTATCCTTGACTAAACAGATAGCCACATAGCTTGGTCAGTTCTGAATTACGTTGACCATCCGGTATATGTGTTGGTATCTCATATGATGATGATTGTTTAGATGATTTATTGGCTGTACCAAAGAATGAAGTAAGCTCTTGGTACGAATACGTTGTTGCTGGGTCCCAATATGTTAGATGAACCTCGAAGTCCTTCTTGTCTGGTTCATTCTTACCATTTATACCAGATGGTAACCGCACTAGACGTACTACACCATGTGCTGCAGCATCTGTATAACCAGAGTTTATTAAGTGTGTTATTAGCGCTTTAGCTTTATTTATATCTGTTTCTGGGGTTGTTAGGATGTAGCCATATTGAAAGTTGTTTGGGCTTGATTCTATTATATATGATGGCGGAAGAGAAGGAGTTTCTGCCTTAGTACCAACGTCATCACATACCAATACGTTTAGACTGATGAAGTTATCGTTCTTGCGAGTTTGTTCTGTAACTGCACAGATTGCATAGTATAGAGCGTTATTATGAGGGTTAAGCTTTGAAGGTTGTATATAGCGAAATCGTTGGTCACATTGGAAACTATTATTATTAGGAAAAATTGTTCTTAAGAACTCTTCATTAGTCATATTATATTCCTGTTATGTTATTGTTATTGAGTCGGATATTTCTGGTGTGCTGGTATGCTAAACGGAAAACTGCCTGTTACCAAATGTTGGTAATAGGCAGAGTATTGTGAAGTATAACAGGAGATATTCCAACATCCCCGCAGGACTAATGCAGGAGATATTGCATTATACCAAGTAATCAACTTAGTATAATCACTTTACAATAGTGATTAGTTACGTAAAGATGTCATATTATATCATATATGTACTATTAAGTCAAATAAATATTTGACAAACTGTACAAATTATGTTATAATGCTATAATACCATGTTTTGCATTACATTGGAGTTTATTAGCCATTACATTGATATTTATTAATAGTGAACCAGGTGAACTGAAAGGTACCGTGGATGGTTCTCTTTTGAGTGAGACTAAGTTATTGAATTATAAGATAATATTATTAGGTGAACCAGGTGAACCAAATTGATTATATTGATAGACTCCAAAATAAATATTTTTTTATAGATAGGAGCCAGAAGAGATTGGTTCACCGGTTCTGAGAGACAGATTTCTCTTATGAATCAATGACTTAGGGGTGAACCAGATGATGTCAAAAATGATGAATCTGTTCACCTTTTACGTAGATTTTAGAGGTTTTAGAGGTATTTTATGATTGAAGTGGTAGATTGGCAAAAGATAGAGCGCGAGTATTACAATGGTATATTGGCAGAAAAGAGAGTTAAAGCAGGACTTAGGGCAGAAGAGCTAAGAGAAAAGCTCGACCCTGAGTCTGCTGTCATTGGTCTGCTCGAACTTGGTCATCAAGCAAAGAGTTGTGACATCGAGGACCTGCCGAGACTAAAGTTTCAAGCTGAAGTGTTGACGACCATACTACGCAAATGTATGCCGGACCTGAGAACACTAGAGATAAAGGAAAAGAGCTCATCTGCCACGACTCTGATTATCGACATGTTGTCATCGTCATGACGAGATAATAGGCTAGCCCTTATCGAGATATACCCCACCTGGTTATCGATCAACCATGGAGCTTTTTTGACGATTTTTGGGCACAAAAAAGGAACCCGAAGGTTCCTGAGATTGATTGAAGAATGGCCGTCCTTGGCCGGGTTGATTACATGCTGAACGTATTGGTAGCGTCTTGGAATGAACCAGTTTTCAGCAGTCCAGCTCTAACAACCGTCCATCTCTTGCATGCAGCCGCTCTGTTTTCAGCGCCTTGATATTTTGGTGATGAAGCTCTGATTGCATCTGCAAGGTTTTTATACACATTGCCGTTCCAAGCAACCGATGCGCCTTTTATTCTATCAATCATCTTAGCTTTTGGTTCATCTTTTGGTTCATCATTCTTTTTCTGTGCTTTAGCTTCTTGTTCCTGTCTTGCTTTCTCTTCTGCTTCAGCTCGTTCCTGTCTTGCTTTCAGATTGGCTTGACGTTTGGCCTCAGCTGCTACCTCACGGTTGATAGTTTCTGCATCCATCATTTGGTAGTTAGGATGATTGACTTTCGCTTTAGCATCATCTCTGTCCATGCCATGGCATTTTATCCAGTAGTTGATGTTATTCTTAACAGTG